TTTAAATTCTTCTCTCCAATGTTCTAAATCACAACCAGAATAAATTAACATATCTCCTGGATTTAAGGTTATCTTAATACCAGCCTGACCTGTCTTACCTGTAGGATCTACAAATATAGGCCAATCATCACCTCCTAAATTTAGGGTGGTTGAAACTTCACAAGAGTATCTATCTTTATGCCTAGCTAAAACATCTCCTTTTTTATAAATTCTAGCATAAGAATATGTCTCAGATAACTTTAAACCTGTGTGTTTTTCCATAACTGGTTTAACATTTTGTAGTAAAGTTTCCATAACCACATCGCTGTAATGTGAATATGTATTAGGAACTTGAGGATCATTCCACACTCCCCAATACTCTGTAAAAGGAGAAAGATATTTATCATCAAATAAAAATTTAGCTACTCTTCTTTTGTTTAAAAAATAATTATAAACAAAATCTGCTAATTCTTTTGAAATAGCTTTTTTTAATACTGTGTATTTATTTTGTTTAAACGACATTTAAAACTCCTTTTGGTATTGCTTGACAGTTCCAGTGTCTAAATGGTTCATACCCTACATCTACCACATATTGGTGAGGTAAGTAAGATGGAAAAAATATCATTCTACCTGGTGTTGTTTTATAATTAACTTGTGATGATGCAAAAGTTATCTTTGTTTTATCTTTCTCAGGTAAAAGATTCATAACATTACCTGGTCTTGGATCCTCAAATAATGGCATTGATGTTTTTTCACTAGCTTTTAAAAAATAAAATCCCGATATATGGCCGTTCCAATGTGTATGTAAAGTGTGATGTCCTCCTCCGTCTTTAGCAAATTCTTGCACCCATAATTCAGTTATAAATACTTGATGACCAGACATATCAAATCCCATTTCATCTAATAAATTATGTGCAGTTGCTCCTACATAATTTTGCAAGTCTTTAAATTTAGGGTCACCAATTAATGATGTAGAATGATACACATGGCCCATATCGCCTTTGTTACCAAACTTTTTATTTCTTTCATCTATTTGTTTTTTTAAATTTTTTTGGGATTTTTTAATATAAGGATCAGAAGCTTTATTTAGTTTGTTCACAAATTTAGGTTGATCTGCAAACCAGATAGGACATTTAAAATATTCCTCTAATTGTAATTTTTTTGGATATTCTCTTTTCATATTATTTAAATGGATATCCCAAATTCCAAATCACCAAACTATTTCTTTCTCCACTTTTAACTGGACATACTCTATGCCATACAAATGAAGGAAATACAACCAAAGATCCTTTAGGTAATATTTCTTTACATTTTACAGTTTTTCTTTTTTTATCGGGATCATGTTGTCTAAAATCAAATTCTAACTCACCGCCTTTATAATCTTTTGGATCTGATAGAGTTACTGTTACAGATAGTTTTCTTATCTTACCATTTGTCGGATCTTGTGGATTTTGTGTATTGACATATGGTTTATCCCAACTATCACAATGCCAATCGTAGTATTGACCTTTTTTATATTTTGTAAACTGACAAGATTCAGACCAATCCCATTCAAAATTCCAACCTGCATTTTCATTTGCTTGATGAACATAAGGTTGTATTTCTTTGTAAATCCATCTATCATTCATCCAAACAATATTTGAATTTCTTTTTTTCTTTAAATCTTTTACTTGTGCTTTATTTAATTTTTTATTACCATAACCACCAGTGACTCCCACTTGATCTTTTAATTGATGACCATATTTTACAATGTCATCACAAATACGAGAAGGAATAGCTGATTGAAAGTAGTAGAAATAGTTGAATAAATTCATATGTCTTTATGCTGAATTTATATCATTTGAAAAATTTAAATCAATATAATTACTAATTTGATTTAAATATTAAGCAGAAATAGTTAAAGTTCCACTCACAGTAAATTTAGCAGTTTTTGTACTACATGGTGTACTAGTTACAGAATTTGTTCCAGGGGTAACTGTTACATTAGGATATGCATTTGGAATTCTAAATGCTGCTACACCACTTCCACCAGCAGCACCATTGTCTTGACTGACTGAGGGTGAAAAATTTTTAACTTCAAGACCACCAGATCCACCACCGCCTCCGGTTTCGTTAGTTCCAGCAGTTGCATTTCCAGCAGTGTTACTAGCTCCATTGCCGCCACCACCAGATCCACCAGATCCACCAACTAAATTTGGTCCAAATGGATAAACTGATCCACCGCCGCCTCCAGAAACTACTCCACTAGCTCCTACAGTTATTCCAGGAAAACTAGGTCCAACACTTTTTCCTGGTCCACCATTACCGGCACTTCCAACTGGAGGACCTCCACCAGGTCCAGATGCGCTGGCTCCTCTACCACCTGCGCCTCCGCCACCGCCGGCTAATCTTGTTCCTCCATTACCACCGCAAGGATTTGAAGATGGATTTATACCACCACCAAAACCAAAACCAAAAGATCCTGAAACTCCTGCTTGACAACCTTGAATAGCATTACAAGGTGCATTTTGAGCTCCTCTTGGTGGTCCACCACCAGATCCAAAACCTCCACCAGCAGATGTAATTGTGCCTAATGTTGAGTCTCCTCCAGAAGATCCATTTGGATATACACCGCATGCATATTTAGTTCCACCAGCACCACCTGCTCCAACTGTAACTGTGTAACT